ATTGTCTGTCGCGGTCAGCTTGGTGGCATACCAGTTGGCAAGTTCACGGAGATTGCAGGTCTTGAATCAACCGGCAAGTCTTTCATGGCCGCGCAGTGTGCAGCCAATGCCCAGAAGATGGGCATGACGGTGGTGTATATGGATTCAGAGTCAGCGATTGACCCAGGATTCCTAGAACGTACCGGATGTAATCTAGATGATCTGATCTATGTCCAGGCCCAATCGGTGGAACACGTTCTAGAAACAGTCGAAAGCGTCCTTAATTCGGGCGCCGAAAGAACACTGTTTATCTGGGATTCGTTGGCTCTGACTCCTACCGTCTCCGATGTGGAGGGGGACTTTAACCCTCAATCCACCATGGCAATGAAGGCACGCATTCTCTCAAAGGGAATGTCTAAACTAACAATCCCCATTGCGAATACAAAGTCGGCCTTCCTGGTTCTCAACCAGTTGAAGACAAATATTCCACAGGGACCGAACGCACGTATCGTTGCAATGACGACACCCTATATTACTCCAGGCGGCAAGGCTATGCATTATGTATATTCTCTCCGCATCTGGCTGACGGGGCGTAAGGCGAAGTCTGCTTTCATCGAGGATGAAAGTGGTTTCCGCATCGGTTCGGAAGTGAAGGTTAAGCTTGAGAAGTCTCGCTTTGGCACCCAAGGCCGCAACTGCGCGTTCAAGATCCTATGGGGTACTGACGACGTTGGTATCCAAGATCAGGAGAGTTGGCTGGAAGCGATCAAGGGAGCCGACAGTCTTAAGCAAGCCGGCGCATGGTTTGCGTTGGTCCACAAGGATGGGACTGAAGAGAAGTTCCAGAGCGCACATTGGGTATCAAAGCTTCAAGACGAGAAGTTTAGGAACCGAGTGTTCGAGATTATGGATGAGCAGATCATTCGTAAGTTTGATGTCCGCGAGGGCAATGCCGAGGATTTCTACGACGTAGATAAAGAATAAGACTATTTATAAGTGGAGACATAACCATGAGCAAATATTCAAGTTTTAAAAGCCACCAATTAATCACAGAGAACTGGCGCAAGTTTCTTAATGAGGCCTACTGGGAGGCTGAACTGAGCACCGGCGCAAAGAAGCTCAATGCTTTGTGGACCAAACTCAGGGACGAGGACGCGCTCCGAAATATGACCAGCGCCGAACTCGCCGCAGCCGCCGGACTGCAGGACGATGAGACAGGCGTTATTGACGAGATGTGGGAGATTCAGGGTATATTTTGGTCCCAGATCGGACAGGACGAGTTTGAGCCCGATGACCCCAAATACCGCGACGAGATTGAGGCTGAGAAAGAAGCGCGTCGACGTACCGGAGGGGCTAGCCGCGGCGAACAGATTGGTCTCCCGGGCTTCGAACAAGAATAGAAACAATGAAACTAATAATGGAAAACTGGAAGAGGTTCGTCAAGGAGTCAGCAATGTCTGGCAACGGACCACTAGCTGAGCCGGCTTATCGCGACGACGAGTGGGAGGAGGAGCCCCTTCCCGACGAGAACGACGAAGTCGTTGAGTATATTATCAACGCAACAAGGGTTGGACAATCCCCCGATGAGATTACGCAAGGACTAGTAGAGGCCGGCCTCACAGAAGAACAGGCGCTTGCAGCCTTGGCTGATGCTTTCGAGCAAGGACTCCCCGGCGAAGAAGTTGAGGTAGATCTAGACGAGGCAGCACTAGGACGCACAAGCCAGGCCGATGTCCGTGACAGCGGCGCCATAAAAGCCAACACCAAAGCGGCAACTGCTACTGGTGTCAGCGATACTGAGAGGGAGGTCTTTACGGGACTGCAACGGCAGGCTACCGCCGCCGCAAAAGTAGGTAATATCGCACAGGGCGCGCCACTCGATAAGGCCCAAAAACTCAGCGCCGTGTGGACCGATATGATCGAGAAGTACCGCAAAAAGTAAAAATGCAACTATTATTAGAGAACTGGCGAACCTTCCAAGCCCGGGAAGCGCTTCTATCTAATCCCGAATATGTTTCAAGGGTTCTGGGCATTCAGATTCCTCTTCAGGAGTCATATCCCTATTCTATACTCTTAACAGAAGAGATCCTACAGGAACAGCTTATTTTAGAGGGATGGATTGAGTCAGTCAAGGGCTTTATAGCCGATAAAGCTAAGCCCTATAAAGACTTCTTCACTACGTTAACGCAAGTGATTCAGGACCCTTCGAAACTTAAGGGCTTTTTGACAATAATGAATAAGAATATGAGGCGTACCATGTTCCAACCGATCAAGGTCGCCCTGGATATATTAAAATCCATCGGGATTCCCACTCCAGGACAAATGTTTGAGAAGTTAGTGAGTGCTTACGCGGGAATGCAAGAATCTTGGCGCAAGGGGCTCGTGGGTGCAGCCTTATATGTGGTAGTGAGAAAGATTACCGAGACTCTGGAGAAACTTAATTTGGCCTCTGTTATCGCTGCCATCAAGGACAAGTCTGCTGAGGAAGTTCAAGCAATTCTTAAAAAGCTCCCGGCAGTCCAGAAAATAAAAGAGTTTTTTGTTTCTAAAGCGAAAGATCTCATTGGACCAGAGCTTCTTAAGAAAGTGGCCTCATCGGCAGCTGATGTTAAAAAGTGGCTTGGAGTAATTGGTCCGATCGTGGGTGGCGCTGAAATAGTAATCCAAGGGTTGGCGCCCATGACACGCAAATGGCAGGGCGGAGCAGAGTTCTCCAAGCAGTTCGCCGCCATGAATGCCCCCTCGCAGCCATAAGATGTGAAAGAATTTGCAAAGTTCTTCCTAATCTGGTATAGTCAGCAAATGGCTATACCTTTTTGGGTTTTGGGGCATGTGCATTTGCATTTTGTAGATTATGGCACGCTCCACGAGTACCTTGCGTCACTGGTGATGCACCTGATGGTGGGCGCCGGCTTCTGGTTAGATTGGAAACAAAGTAAAAAGAACCCTTGACACTGAAGCTCCTGTGAGGTATACTCATAGGAGCTTCATACGTTAGGGAATTGATGGCACCACTGTACAGAGAAACAAAAATTCGAACCGCATTAAAATCGTTTATTTGGAGGGTTCTTGCAATTTTTAATAGTTTTACAGTATTGGCTTTGGATATTTCCGAAAGCGCTTTGAAGAACGCACTAATGATGAATATTAGTGGATTTATAATTTATTTCTTTTATGAAAGAGCCTGCGATATAGTTGAGTGGGGGAAAGAGCAGAGACACTCATGAAAAGAGTGATGATCATCGACGCGCTGAATGCCTATTACCGGGCGTTTATCGTCAACCCAAGCCTGTCCACCAATGGACAGCCCATCGGGGGGCTTAAGGGCTTCCTAGGCATTCTACAGAAGCTGTGTCGGGACATCAAGCCTGATACCGTGATGATTATCTGGGATGGTCCTGGCGGAAGTCGCAAGCGCCGATAACAAAACAAGAATTACAAGGCAGGAAGAAAGCCAATCCGCGTCAATCGACAAACTGATATGACTGACGAGCAACAGCGCTCCAATATGGTGTGGCAGCAGCTTCGATTGATTGAGTATCTAAATGAGCTCCCTGTCATCCAGCTTCGCTTCGACGAAGTGGAGGCTGACGATGTAATTGCCTATGCTACCCAAATGGAACACTATAGCGGCTGGGAAAAAGTAATAGTCTCCAGTGATAAGGATTTCCTTCAATTGTGTGACGGGGAAACTGTTCTCTTTCGCCCCATTCAGAAGAAGGTTCACACTCAAGTGAATATCGTGGAGGATTTTGATATCCATCCCCGGAACTTCGCCATGGCGCGCGCCATTGCTGGAGACCCCTCCGACAACTTAACCGGAGTACCCAGGGCCGGACTTAAAAGTATTGCAAAAAACTTAAATTTTCTTAGGGAAGATAAAGATGTGACATTGCAGGAGATTTTTGATTGTTGCCTTCAAACTGAGTCAAAAGCTAAGTTTTTCACGAACGTTTTGGAGTACAGAGATGTAATTATAGAGAACTATAAGCTCATGCAACTATATGATCCGGCTCTCTCCTTACAGTGCCGAGATAAGGTACACTATGCTCTCGATAACTTTGAATACGACTATAATAAGACGGAGATTATCCGCATGATGAACCAAGATGGTTTCGGCGTGTTCAATTGGGACGACTTGCACTCCACGATGAACCGTATTTGCCTTGACAAAGCACTCCAGAAGTAGTATCATAAGACAATGGGGACAGCAATGAAAATAAACGGCGAGCCAACGAGTTTCTCTAAATATGGGAAGTCATTTCAAGAAAAGTTATGCATGGTCATACTTGACGACCGCGCTTTTGCGGATCAGATTGAGGAGGTATTAGATGTAAACTTTTTGGAGTTGAATTATCTTAAGTGCTTCTTGAATAAGATATTTAACTATCGCAAGAAGTATGAGGTTCACCCCTCCCGAGATATCATGAAGACCATTCTAAGGTCGGAGCTAGATAACGAGAACGAGCTGACCTCCAAACAAGTGCGCGAGTACTATGTGAGGAGTCAGGTCAATGCCGTGACAGACATAGAATACATTAAGGACACCGCACTGGATTTCTGCAAGAAGCAGAACCTTAAGTCGGCGATGGTCAAGTCCATTGGGTTGCTTCAGAACTCGTCCTTCGATGAAATTTCTCAGGTGATTAATGATTCACTTAAGTTGGGGATGAACAATGACGAGGGCTATGACTACAAGAAGGACTTCGAAGAGAGATTCAAGCCGCGCTTCCGCAACCCGGTCACCACTGGGTGGGAATTGATTGATGATATTTGCAAGGGAGGGTTGGGACAGAAGGAGTTGGGCGTTGTTATCGCCCCCACTGGTGCTGGCAAGTCCATGGCTTTGGTGCACCTGGGTGTTCAAGCCCTCCGCGAAGGCAAAACAGTAGTACACTATACTCTAGAACTACAGGACACAGTTGTGGCATCTCGCTATGATTCGTGTCTTACTAAAATCCCGCTTCAAAATCTCGCGGCCTTCAAAGAACAAATTTATGAAGAGGTTCAGGACATCAGCGGGCGGCTGATTGTGAAGGAGTATCCCACCAAGACGGCTAGCACTCAAACTATCCGGAATCATTTAGAAAAGCTGCGCATGCGTAGCATTGATATCGATATGATCATCGTCGACTACGGAGATTTACTTCGCCCTGTTCGCTATCTAAAAGAGAAAAGGAACGAACTCGAATCTATTTATGAAGAGCTGCGTGGTATCGCAGCAGAATACGAGGCTCCGGTGTGGACAGCATCACAGACTAATCGGTCTGGACTTAACGCAGAAGTTATTACAATGGAATCCATTTCTGAGGCATTCAATAAATGTTTCATTGCGGATTTTATCTTTACTATATCACGAACAATTGATGACAAGGTAGCCAACTCTGGCAGGCTTTTCGTTGCCAAGAATCGCAACGGGCCCGATGGTCTCGTGTTCCCCATGTTTATGGACACATCCAATGTGTGTCTTAAGGTGCTTGAGCCTTCTGAGGAGGATGAACTAGTGGAGGTAAGTGTCAAAAAGCAAAAAGAGAATCTAGTCGAGAAGTATAAGAAGTTTAAAAAGAGCAACGGAGGGTAAGGATGTATAACAACGAACAGGTTAAGAAAGCTACACTAGAATATTTTAGTGGCGACGAG